AGGATTACTACCTTGGAATTCTTATCAGGTAGACCCCGCAACACCGGGTGGTGGTCCTGCTTTACCGGAAACACCAGAAGTTGATACAACCTCAATTGAAATGACTGATGCACAATTGGTAGTAGCAGAAAATGCATCATTAGAAGGATTTAATATAAACGAATCTACGGCAATTGCTTTTGAGGCAAATGTGGTTAGTGAACCGGCACCACAATCATTGGAATTAAGTGAACAAAGACTCATACAAGATGCTAATAATCAACCAACACCCCCGGAATTACAAACGGATGAATTACCCAAAGATGATATTCAACCTGTTCCAAATTATAAAAGTAAACTTAAAGTGCCAGATGCATTAGTTTTGGCTATGAGAAAATATGGAGTTGGTAAAACACCATTGGAAAGAGCACATTTTTTAGCACAAACAAACCACGAATCAGGTAATTTTATATATAAAGAAGAAATAGCATCGGGAAAAGCATACGAAGGAAGGAAAGATTTAGGTAACACTCAGGCCGGCGATGGTGTTCGTTATAAAGGAAGGGGATATATACAACTGACAGGTAGAGCAAATTATAACAAATATGGACCAATTGCAGGGGCTGACTTTGTTGGAAATCCAACAGCCGTAGCTACAAAATATTATGCAGATACTGCTTGTTTATTCTGGAAATCAAATAGATTAGGTGTTAAATGTGTAGATTCTTCTACCACAACAATCAAAGTGGTAACAAAACGTATCAATGGTGGATACAATGGATTAGACGATAGAATTAAAAAATTCACATTATATTGGACAGATTTACAAAAAGATAACACTCTTTGGGCTTAAATCCCAAAAATAATCAATTCAAATATTTATAAACATACAAATAAGGACATATGAATACTGAGAAATTATTACAAGCCATTCAAATCCTAATTAAAGAGGAATTAAAAGAGCAATTACCTGCTTTAATTAAGGAAGGTGTGAAGGCTGAAATGAAAAAAATGTTAGCAGAAGGAAAACAGTCAACTAAACCACAGCCAATTGGGCTATCAATGGCTAAAGCTATTTTAGAAGATGATTCCGTTATAGAATCGGTTAAAGAAAAATTACCGCAAAAAACTTTTAGTAAAAATCCAATGATTAATCAAATACTAAATGAAACAAGAGGTGGAATTCCACAAGGTGATGGTGGGTTTAGAACTATGAATTTTGGACAAAGTGATATGGGTTCAATTGTGGGTAGAACTGCAATAGCAGATAAAATGGGTTATGGAGATTTAGCTAGAGGACCACAGCCAACTGGATTGGGTGTAAATACTGGAGTAGCTGAAATTGATAAAGCATTGAATAGAGATTATTCTGAACTTGTAAAAAGATTTAAAAAGAAATAATGGCAATTGTACTAGGTAAAAAGTTAGTTTTAGATACAGCGCAATTTAAAGATTACGCGATAGGAATAACTTTGCCTATACAAATATCTGATGTAGCATTTAATCAATCTTTCACTACAACCGAACAAGTACGTTCAAATATAAAAAGTTTACTACTTACAAAGAAATATGAAAGAGTGATGCAGCCTGATTTAGGAAGTGGTTTTCAAGAATTGTTATTTGAACAAAATACTGATGATTTTGCAGAAAGACTAGAAGCAACTATAAATGATACTATGGCCAAATGGTTACCGTATGTTTCGGTTGAAGAAATAGAAGTTGAACAATCTGATGCGTTAAAAGATAGTAATTCCGTAAATGTTTCAATAAAATTTAGAGTTGGAGAAACACCGTCTTTAGATGTAGTAACCTTTAATGTACAGGCTTAAAAATTATGGCAATAAAAAGTATAAATAAAAATTTTAAAAATAAGGGTAAAGATATTAAATATCTGAATAAAGACTTTGCGGGATTTAGAGATAATTTAATTGATTTTACAAAAACTTATTTTCCTAGAACATACAATGATTTTAATGAAACATCGCCTGGAATGATGTTCATTGAATTAGCATCTTATGTTGGTGATGTTTTGGGATATTATATAGATGATACATTAAAGGAATCCCTATTACCTTATGCGGAAGATGAAAAAAGTGTAATAGCTCTTTCTCAATTTTTAGGATATAAACCAAAAGTGTCATTTCCAGCAATAACAACCATATCGGTTTATCAATTATTACCATCAATTGGAACTGGACTTAATAACAAACCGGATGAGAGATTTTATTTGAGAATAAAAGAAGGATTGGTTTTACAATCGAATAACGGTACACAATTTAGAACAACCGATAGAGTTGATTTTAATGATGAATCCGATAGAGAGATTACAATATATCAAAGAGATGTAAATACTGGTGAAGCAACTTTTTATTTGGTTAAAAAATTAGTCCAAGCAATATCGGCTACAATAAAAACAAAAGAAGTAACTTTTTCAAATTATCAACCTTTTCAAACCATAGATATAGATGATACTAATATAGTACAAATATACGATGTAAGAGATTCTAATAATAATAAATGGTATGAAGTACCGTATTTGGCGCAAGAAATGGTATTTGTAGATAAGCCAAATGATGAACTAAACGATCCAGATTTGTATCAGTTTAAATCGACCGTGCCATATGTGTTAAAAACTTTAAAAACTCCAAGAAGGTTTGTTGCTAAAGTAAATGAAGATAAAACAACTACAATACAATTTGGTGCCGGTGATTCATCTGCATCTGATGAATTATTAATTCCAAATCTTAAAAACGTTGGATTGGGATTACCAAATTCTATTAGTAGATTGGAAGAAGCATATGACCCAACGAATTTCTTAAAAACAAAAACATATGGAACATCGCCGTCAAATACAACAATGACTGTTAGTTATTATGTAGGTGGTGGAAATGCATCCAATGTTGCTAAAGGAACTATTACTAGAATTGTTGGTATAGAGTATGAAGAAGATTTAACTTCTTTAAATGTAGCTGAATTGGGATTATATAATGCGGCAAAAGCTTCGTTGGCAATCGATAATGAAATACCAGCGGTAGGTGGTAGAGATGGTGAAACAATTGAGGAAATAAGACAAAATGCATTAGCTAATTTTGGGGCACAGAATAGAGCAGTTACTGCAAAAGATTATCAAGTAAGAGCTTTATCAATGCCACCAAAATATGGTTCGGTAGCGAAATCATTCGCAATTGCAGATGGTACATTGGATAATAATTCCCCTGCTTCGATATTGGCATCACCAAATGTATTACAAGAATTTACCGATTTAGTAATGAGTTTTGTAAATAAACCTGATTCAGATGAACCAACAGCTGCAACTGTTAAAAACGAACTTCAAAACTTTTTAATAGGTAAAAAAGGAAATATAGACGAAAAAAACAATCCATTTGCAATCAATTTATATTTGTTAGGATATGATGTAAATGGGCATTTAACAGGATTAAGTAGAGGTGTTAAAGAAAATCTTAAAACATATATGAACGAATATAGGATGCTTACAGATGGTGTTAATGTGTTAGATGGATTTGTTATAAATATCGGTATTGATTTTGAAGTTAGTGCGTATGAAAATTACAACAAATCAGAAATTATCACAAAATGCATATCCGAATTAAAAGGATATTTTGACGTGAATAATTGGACATTTAACCAAACTATTAATTTGAGCGAAGTAGAATTATTAATTGCAAATATTGAAGGAGTATCCTCAGTTCCGATGTTAAAAATTACAAATAAGTGTGGTGGACGATATTCTACTAATTCTTATAATATAGAAGCGGCAACAAAAGATAAGATAGTATATCCATCTTTAGACCCCTCGGTTTTCGAAATTAAATATCCCGATACGGACATTAAAGGTAGAGTAAGATAATGGCATACTATTTTTTAACAGCATCAAAAGATGCATCGGTATATCTTCAACAACCAAATCAAAACACTGGTTTAGATGAAGTAATGGAGATTGGTAAAGTGTATTATGGAAATATAAAAGATATTTCCAGAGCACTTATTAAATTTGAAATAGGATATATATCACAATCTCTTTCACAAGGTTCAATAAAAATGAAAGAGGCTGAGTTAATTTTAAAAGAAACTCAAAGTGAAGAAATACCATTGGAATATACATTGTATGCATATCCTATTTCTCAAAGTTGGGAAATGGGAATTGGTAGTAGGTTTGACAACGTATCAACTGCTGGTGTAACATGGAATTATAGAGAAGGGGATAGTAAATTGGATTGGCTAATAAATACATTAGAAGCTGGTTCGGATTCAAACCCAAATAATGGTACAGGAGGTACGTGGTACACGTCATATGTGTCAACTCAGGCATTTAATTATCAAACGGCCGATATTCAGATGGATATCACAAATATGGTAAGAGCTTGGATTAGTGGTTCAATATCAAATGATGGATTAATAATAAAACATTCGGATGCTAGAGAAAACAATACACAAGATTACGGAATAGTACGAATTTTTAGTAAAGAAACAAACACAATATATCAACCAAAAATTAGAATAGGTTGGGATGACCAATCATTTGTAACTGGTTCATTAGTGGCATTGACTGCCGATGATATAAAAGTTGGTGTTACTAATTTTAAGAAAGAATATAAAATAGGTACAACTCCAAAAATAAAATTGTTTGGCAGAGAATTATATCCGCTAAAAACATTTACTAATAAATTTTCTTATAATAATATAAAATATTTACCAACATCGTCTTATTATCAAATAAGAGATTTTGTATCGAATGATATTATAATACCGTTTGGTGATTATTCAAAAATAAGTTGCGATGAAAGTGGTAATTATATAAATTTAAATTTATCAAACTGGGAAGCTGGTAGAGTGTATAAGATTGAATTTAAAGTAGATTTGAACGGCGGTGTTCAATACTTTGATGATGATATAACATTTAGTATTGTAAAAAATTAAAATGATAAAGAAAGGTTTACAAAACGAAAGTAAAATTAGTGAAATATTACAGAGTGGTTCTTTGGCTATAAAAACCAAGAACAATTTTGGCGTACACCTTTTTGATGCAAAAGATAATGAAGATGGTATTGTTACTGGTAAATTAACAAAACCAAAATATAATGTTGGTGAAATATTAAAATCGGTTGATACTACAATTATTGAACTTTTACCAATATCCGCTCCTGAACTGCCTGATACTGTATTAAGAGTTATATATAATGCAGCATTAGATGAAATTGCCGCAAGGGATGTGACAATTGAAGGCTTGAATAAAAGTATTTTAGATTTAAGAGCTAAAGTAAAAGAATTAGAAATTGTTTCTCAGAGTTTGAGAGTAGAATTAGATGGTAGTTTATTAAACGTAGCGGTAGCTCAAAATGAAACGCAACAATCTACAACAAAAATATCTAGTACAATTGTAGAACTTCAAAACGCAATTCAAAGAGCCACCGCAGAATCAATTCAAAGAGTTTCTTTATTTGCTAGAGTTCAATCTTTATCACAAGAAGTTGACAACCTTAGAGAACAGCTATATGGTAAACAATCTAAGATAGATGCCGGTGCAAAAGTAACGGATGATTTCTCTGCAAAAGTTGTTAATATAAGTGATGCAAAATATGCTGATTTAACATTTAGAGCCAGAGCAAAAGATGATGGTAGGGGTAACTGGATTAATGGTCCTGAAATAGAAGTAGCAAACTTTACGTCAGAGGTAGTTAGTCTGACATTCTCACAGGATGGCGAAATCAATGGAATATTTAATTCAATACCTTCACAAACATTAGGAAAGGGTGAAACTAAAAAAATAACAATATCAACTAATTCTGGTAAAATTGATGATTATAAACCTAGTGCTGGATTTGGATTTTCACGTGATGCCGAATATAAGGGTAATGTTATTATTAAATCATCTAAAGGTACAATAAACATTCCTGTATCATTGCAAAAAATGAGAGGAAGTAAATGGAGTGGTTAAAAATAGAATATGGCAATTAAGAATATAAAAGAAATCATTAAAAACAAAGGATACTTTGTTGAACAAAACGATAGAAAAATCTTCGAAGAAGGAGATTTGCAATCGTTTTTTGGATTTGGTGATAAGGATGCCATCGAATTTATTGTGTATGATGTGAATGATAATCAATTACCACAAGCCGATGGCAATTTAGTTAGATATATCCCAATGACCTCTCAAAATATAAATGATTATATTCTTATACCGGAAGGAACTGTATTTCAACAATATAATTTACCAAAAGAATACTTTATTGATGCGGAAAGATTATTAAGAGAAGCGGGATATAATAATGGTATTTTTAAAACACAATTTACTTTACTAAATAAAAGAGTTGGAAGTGAAAAAGAATACGATAGATTATGGATTCAAGAAATATCTCCATCTAGAACTGAAGTTAGATTAGTACCATTAAAAAAAGACGGAAAAGTTGATAAAAAATTACAAGAAAGATTTGATATTTTTATTAACAACGGAGATTTTAGAGATGATACCGAATACTATGCATACACTGCTGTAAGTGCAATAAATCCAAATATAATTGATTCTTTTTTAGGACAAAAATATGGAAATTCTTTTGTAGAAAAACTTATAAAAGAATACAATATCGGAAACTTAGATGTTCTTTCTGGTAAAATATATTCTAAATTTATTGAAGCATCTACATACGAGTTTCAAAATAGAATATCAGATATTAATAATGCAAATTACGGAAAATATAAACCAACGGAACAAGAAGCACAATTATCAAAAAATGATATTATAAATCTTTGTAAAAAAATATTAGTTCAAATTATAAATTTTTATTTATATAAACCAAATGTATCTACAACAACTACAATAATATCTGAAACTGATAATAGTCAGGATGTAGTTAATAAGATACTACAATCGTATGATGCATCTACAACATATAATACCGCTTCTCCTGCAATAGAAATGACGGAACAACAAAAAGCTATTTTAACAAGAAAAGAATTAGAATACAAAAAAGAAGCGGAAAAAGAATCACCATATCCTGCAAAAGATATTTTAATAGAATATAAATGTATTGGATTTGACCAATATGGGGTGTACCATGATGGTGCTGGTGGAACGTATGAAAAATTAGTTGAAACAAATTCTTTATCATGTGGTTATACTCCGCCTAATACTGGCGGCAGCGGTGGAGGCTCTGGTGGCGGTAGCGGTGGAGGCTCTGGTGGCGGTGGCGGTGGCGGTTTTATTGAAAGAGATTTAGGTACTGGATTTGGTAGAGAGCAAGTTTTTGAAAGGGATATGGCTCAAAGAGAAAATATACAATAATGGCAAGAGAATATAAAGAAGATCCAGGCAATGAACTATCGCCGGAGTTTACCGATGCTAGTTTATATAGCGACAATTTAGGCGGCAGCTCTCCTGTGGGAGGTGGTGGCGGTGGCGGAAGCATACCTGGTACTGATGCTATTATTCCAATTAACACAGAGCCATCCGGAGAACTTAATGATGATTATCAAATTATTATTGCAGTATCTGCAAACCAAACATCAAATATTCTTGTAAACGGCGATTTAACTTATAAGCAGACAAACAATAAACTTATTTTTAAAATAAGTGAAATTGTTGGTTCTGAAAAAACAATTACTATTTCAAAAGATGGGTATAAAACGGATGAGAGATATGTAATCGATATAGTATTAAATCCATTTTTTTCCGAAGCACAGTTGGAATCCATAAAACAAAACTATGGTTATAAACTACAAGATTTATTTAATAATATAGTCGAAGCACCAACTGAAAAATATTATTCTACAACAAAATTATTTGTACCTAGAGTTAGAAAATTTATAGGAAGTACACAAGTAGAATTTTCAAATGCAATAAATGAAACAGCATTTTCTATTGAATTTGATATAAAGCAATCGGTAATAGTACCTGATGATGGTACTAAGGTATATTATGAATACGTTGTGACTAGAAGTGGAATACCCGCTAAATATGAAGATAGTATTATAACTTTTAAAGGAGCTAATGGACAAATACAACAAATACAAACTGCCACAGTTGGTACTTCTACTAAAGTTTGTGCGGAAGAAAACTCGTGGGGCGGTATTGGAAAGGATTTATACTCAAAATCACAGGTAGGTATTTGTACACCTGGCGGTGGTGATACTGGTGGCGGTGGTGATACTGGTGGCGGTGGTGATACT